CGGGCAAATTAATTATATATAGTTGTTTATTAAAGTGGACAACAAAGTTTATAAGTAAACTTATCTTTTCGAAAACTAAATGTTTAACATTTTACTTCTAATGGTTCATGCAGGTGAACAACCTGTCAGTATCGCTGACACGAGAACGAGGAGTTGAGAAAGTTCAGGGTTAACAGTTTTATGTCACGTAAATTAAACCACGTTATGTGACAGTGGTCCCTGTGAAGAGTTTAAAGGCCTAAGAAACCAACAGCTGAAGATAATAAATCTTCAACTGCAGTTTCCGCTGCGTTTAAAACAGATTTGCCAAATGACTCAATGCCTTTATTTGATACATCTGCAATTCGATTTAAAATCAAATTAGATGCTTCAATAGCTTTAGGTGCATTTGGTCTTTCAACCTTGACAAATTGATGTAATGTTAATTGTGCGTCTGGTAAAGTAAATTCAACATTATAGATGAACTCTAAATCAATGACACCAGTTGTTGAGGCAGGAGCTCCAACAACTTCAATTTTTATCACATCCCAACCAGTGTTAATTGTAGTAGTGGTCGATAATGGAACAAATTTTCTAGCTTCTGTTCCAATAGGTCTTCCAATAATAACTAACTCTGATCCAGCATACAATGGATGTGTGGATACTTCAGATCCAAAAACTACACCAGGCGATTCAGTTGATGAAATTGCTGGCATAGTGGTAATTCTACTAATCATAACATATCCGCTGCTAGTAAGAGCGGGTAACATGTTTCTGACGATAATTCCCCAACTTACAATGCGGTATGTCGCTGCGTAAGTTGTGAAACTATTACCTAATGTTGAACTACTATATGTTGCATTTTGGGTGTAGTAACCGCTTCCATATACATCCGAATCTAGGATGCCATATGGTAAGCTGGCACTTGCATACACAAGTCTTCCACCATTAGATAACGATGAATAAGGAACATGAGCTCTTAATTGCATCGCCATAGTACAACCACCGAGCCCATCGGGCCATTTCGATCCCTTGGCCTTGGCGCAAAATGGATCAGTAATTTGACAGACTGATTCATGAATTGACATTTTACTAGAACGATTAATGGTGGGCATTGTTCTAGTAGGCATTTTAATCGCATTAGGAAGTATCTTAACTGTAGCTGTTGTCTTTGAAGGTTTCTTTCCCTTCGGTTTTCTAGCTTTCTTCTTTTTATTATTCGGGGGTTGAGGCATGGTTGTTGATTATTAATTTTTTGTAAATCAAGCACCATCGACATCTAAGCAACCAACAATGTGCTCCCAGTCAATGATGACGGGTAATGAATTTACAAGCGAAAGTTTCCTTTCAAATTCCACTAAATCTTGTTTCACTAACCCGTATTTATGTGTAATAAAATCCCATGTGGATTGATCATACTCATGTCGTTGTGCCATGTGAATTGAGTGGACTTGCGGTTTACCACCCGGTAACAATTTCTGTTTCTTACATAGAAACACTACTTTTGTAAAATATTCACGTAAAAATGGAACATGGTAATTATCTTGTAATTGCGAAACACTTGCACTATACAATGTCTGTTCTTGCAACACATCTAAAAACCAACCAGCTCTGGCTAAAGTTCTACCAATTTTACCACCTAACAATGGTCCATCAGGTCCGGGATACCAACGTTTTGAACAATATTCATTATCAAAAGCATCATCACCAATATTTAAAGTATGTTTATATCCTAAACGTAAACAATTTTCTCTAAATTCATCTGATTGTAATTGATGTTTCATCAAACTATCTTTGACTTCAAAACGAACTTCAAACCACTCTCTATTGACCAAAATAAATTGATCATCTCCACAAGCGGCCATCTTATAATATTTACCCATTCCTGAATTTGGATTAGCATTTTTACTTCTAAACAATGCAGATCCACGATCTAATCCATAAACAATTATCATCTCAGTCAAAATTGTATTACCTACATCAGTATCAGCCTCACCTGTACATCGTTGGTCACCAATTAAAACTTTGAGTCCTCTACCATTACCTAATCTGCTCATAAATGGCGAACATTTGATTGACTTAACTTCATCTATTTCAAATTTCTTTGGTCTAAATAAAGTATCACGAACGGCCTTCATAGCCTCATGTTTAGTATGCATATCGAATGAACTTCCATCTCCGTCTAATGCTATCACAGCTCCATAACCTCCTAATGCTTCAACAGCACTAGAAAACCACTCTCCCATTATTTCTCCGGAACAATATCTTGGGCAAACAGTCTTAACTGGGTCACGCATAATGGCTTTATTACGTAACAAAGAAGCTTGTTGTGCTATTGGTCCTAAAATAACAGCAGCTTTATCGGTCATAGTAGTAATAACTCTTGGAGCTTTCAAATCATGGGTTTGACTTGGAATTTGTCCAGTAGTAATTGATAGAGCTAATTGTTTTTCCCTCTTAACAAAAAGATCCACGTTCATCTCCTTCTTTGTCAACTTATAATTGTTTCTAACAACATCATCATAAGCTACTAATAAGCGCTCTTGTTTATGCAATGGAAATATACTTATCCAACGTTTAACAGCATCTAAATTAGAAAACAAAGTTTTTCCATCTTGTATGTACAACCTCTGTTGATTAGTTGAATTATACATTAGTGATAATTCTTCCCATACGCCTGGAACAGGTGAAGGAGTTTCACCCATTAGTCGGTTGCTAACACCAACTAACAACGCCTCTTGATCACCATCATAATAAGTTGGGATGATTTCAGAAAAACCAATTCCTTCTAAACTTAATAGAGGCTTCTCACTCGGTGGCTTTATATCAGGTCCTATAATTATATTAGTTGCATTTAAATTAATTGGTTTCATTCTCCTGGTACAGTGAATTTTTGGCATTGGCACTAAAGTACTAATTGAAAAGATTTCACCTGGAGGTACAATTGATGGACGAATAGGTACTCGTTCATGTCGTTGTGTCCAATCATAAATCCACTTTACAGTCAAACCGGTGCTAAAAACACTCCAAATTAATGGAATTAGTGGAATAACAAAACCACTACCAGCAGCACCAATTAACAAACCATGACCAGATAAACTCAAAACATTACTCATATTAGCAGTGTGAACTAGTGCTAAACTTGAAGTTGTACTAGTACTTACTAATTGAGTAGGCCAAAAATATGAAGCTGTACAAGTGACTCCTACACTTGCACCACATGCTGTAATTGTTGACATTTGAAATGAATTTGGTGGTTCAAATTGTAAAGTTTTATTATATAATCCAAAAATTGTTTGTTGATCATACAATAAATTAACTAATAATCCTAATTCAATGGTTGAGGCAATCATAATCAAAACTGCGGTAGCCAAAGTAGCTCTTGGTAATTTATCCGAAGGTAAATTAGCAATTCCTCGATACTTACCAATCAAATACGACATTAACTGTCTATAAGTAGTGGGGTCTCTTGGTTTTGCTAACATCCAGGTAGTACCATCTGCTAAAATAGGTTTACTAATAACAATGTCCTCACATTCATCACCAACGAATATGATTACATTACTAACCATTTTAAATTTGTTAATGGGCATTTTATATAGAGACAAAGCATGGGTTAACTCCACACTACCAGTAAAGGTTTGTGGTAAAGCATACAAACCATCAATATTTCCTGAAATACTTGATGGACTCCATTCTAAAATACCTTGAAGATTATTCCTTGGTAATGGATAACGAAGAAAATGTCTATATAAAGTGGTTTGACCCACAGTAACAACATTACAACTAACCAATTCTCCTAAACT